GGTTCATTTTCATTCATAAATTTTCTAATGTGTTTTGAATCCACAATTGGCATGGACTCAACAAACTTAGAAATAACTGATTTATCGGTAGAACCATCAACCTCAACAATTTCTTTTTGTAATCTCCAAGTAATTTTTGGAACAACCCTACCTTGAGGATATGAATCCGCTAATTTACTAATCTCCATAATCTCTCCATAGTTTAATGGTTTCAATTTAATTGATGATTGCGTTTTTGGTAGAGTAATCACAAAAGTTCCATCATCATTTGGTTTTTGACCACTAATAACAGGTAACTGGTCTAACAATACATTTGATTGAAAAGGTTTTTTTGTAACAGGGTCAGTTAAATTTAGAGTAATTTCAGGTCCAAACCCAGTATTTCTCAAAAATATTAGGATAGCCTCAACATCACCCTCAATAAGTTCTTCAACTTTAATATCGGGTTCATATATTTTTGCTCTTAATAAATTGAGAGTTAAATCATTTGCTCCTGCCATTATAATATTTTCGTCAGATGCAGTAAGATAACCAATTTTTAATGATTTCTTTTTGTTTTTGTAAAAAATTCCCTGTGAAGGTAATAACACCACGTCGTGTGGTAATGTAAAATTTTCTTGACCGTAGTCTCTTGATTGTGTGTCCATATATAAAAAAATTAACCGTAAAGTTTATTGCTTTACGGTTAAATATAAGTTAAATAAAAATAATTGTAAATGTTAAATGTAAATCAATAAACTAACACACATCTATCCATACGAAGTTGTGCGGTAATATCCGCTAATGCGTCTTGACTATAACTTAATTGACCAAAATTCACATCAGTTAAAAAAGTTCCATATAATATCCATTTTTCAACAACAACTCCTGTTGGGTCTAACATTTCAAGGTCGATATCTTTTTTATAACCCGCGGCATAACCCATACGACCGGTAACAGATTCTGCATGTAGACGAACCCACTCCATAAGTGCTTGAGCAGCTGAAGGACCAATCGGGTCACGGAATTTAACCGAAATTGGGTCCCAATTAAATCTACCCGCAACAAATGTTGATGTATTTAAAAATTGGATTTCAGTTGAAGCAATTTTAATTGATGGTCTTGCCGCAGTTTCTACGAACCATTCATTTATTCCTAAGCTTGATGGAAACCTTAAAATAAAACGATTCTGTCGTTTCGGTTCGTAAGGTATCGGCATTTTCATTAATAAATCAGCCATGTTATTTCAATTTTGTTTTTTTTGTGTTTATATCTAATAAATATAGTCTCGATGAAAATTTTTCTATTTACTTTATTTTTTAAGAAATTATTCTCTAGTTATATAACTTTTTAATACCTCCAGCAGTAGAATAAGTCTTAACTATATTATCTGGTTTATCTTTAAAATGTTTACTCATTACTTCTACATTTTTCATATCATCATCTGAAAAACCAATACTAATGTCTGGTATGAAATTATTTGAGATATCATTTTTAATAAAGGCTCTTTTATTAAGTATTCCTGCCATTCCTTTTATATAAGATACAAAATCTTCCATCGCTTTAACTTTTAATTCTTCGGGATTTGCAGCACCTTCTTCATCACCAAAACTAACAGGGTGATACTTATTTAACTCTAAATATGATTTAATTAATTCATCGTCACTCATTTCATCTTCATCCACAAATGTTCTATATTTTTTTAAATTTTTAATTAACATGTTTTTATCTATTCCATTGAAACCACTTATAATGTAATTATAAATAGATTGTTTTAAGGTTTCAGGATTATGCCCTCTTGCGGTAATTATTGAAAAAATAGACCCATTGTTAATTGCTTCTCTAAAGTCATCAAATGCCGGTCCTTTTTTTGCTCTCATCGCATCAACTAAAAAATCTTTGTCACCTTCCGTTCTAAAATTTCTAAATGGATTGTCCGCAAAACCGACAATAGTATCTCCTTTATATTGAACAGGGGTTTTACCTAAATCATGTCTATACTCTGCAAAGTCATCGGTGCTCATACCAATTTCCTCACCATCTTCAGTTTTTAACATAATTTTAGTTGGCATATGAACAATATTATCATCCCAATCGAATGCGTAATATTTCATATCTGGTGTCCCTTCAAGTTTAAATCCTTCTTTAAGTTGTCTTTCCATATTTGGCGATTAAAGGGGATACTTTTGTATCCCCATTAAATTTATTAGATATTTTCAAATGAAGCGCCTGTTGGAGTTATGAAGAACTCGATATCGATGAACTCTAACGCCTTAGTAGGTTTCAAATATATTTTACCTGTTAATGTATTTCTGTCTAAATCTTCAGGTGTTGAAGATACAGTTACACGGAAATCATATAAACCTCTATCTCTTCTGATTGAATCCAAGATTGGGTTAACACTATCCAAGAATTGTTGTCTAACGATTTGGTCATTTTGTTCAAATAATAATCTTACCGCTACCGCCGAAATCAATTTACGAGCTTGAAGTAATAATCTTCTTACATTCAATCTGTTAAGTGCTGAGTCAGCAACTTGCAAAGTTTTATTACCCCAAATTACAGTTCCAACATCTGAGAAAGTTGCGATAGGGTTAATTCTACCCTGATACAAGGTATCTCTATCTGTCTGTGTAAGTTTTTGTCTAGCTTTGATTGAAGTTACAAGACCTCTCGTGTAACCCGCTGATGCGAACCAAGGGAATGATATATTATCAGTCAATGCTAAGTTTCTACAAACTTCACCTGTCGGTGGTAAATAAATTTGTGTATTGTTAACGGTATCACGAACTAATATCCAAGGATAATAAGTTGCGGTATAGTTAGAGTCAATTCCTGTGTTGTCTAGATTATCAACCGCTTCTTGAGAATAAATAATGTCTTGAGTGTTAGTCGCATCCGGTGTATACATTCTATAGTCAGGTGTTGTCGCGATATAAACTGAATCCGCTCTTGAGAATTGAATCATATCAATTGCTTCTTCGACAAGGTTTGAGTTATTTACGTAATCAATACTTGAAGTTGCAAATACGTTTATATTTGTTGATTCAGGATTTGCGAATGTTAAAATACCAAGTAAGTAAGCGTAGTAGTCAGTATTTGCAAAATCTTGGGTATTGTTTTGAACCACAATTCTTTTAAATAATCCGTCTCCTGTAGCATTTGGATATCTTGATGATGCTGATGCTCCCGCTAAATAACCTGTTGCTCCTAATTGGAATCTGTCTTCGTTAGTTCTCCATTCTCTGTAGATATCCCACCCGTCAAAACCTCCTGCGAAACATACCGTATATTTTCTTGAATATATGAAATAATATGGACTTTCTTGTGTATCAGGGTCGCTAGTGAAATTAGCCACACCACATTCAAACGCTGTTTCTCCGCTTGATTTAGAACTGATTCCGATTGTAACAACCGTTGCTCCTGAATCCATGTGGAATCCTTTACTTCTTACATTCCAAGGTTGACCTTCAGCCGTCGGGTCGGATATCCAATTTGAAGGTGTTTGTTTACCCTTATATGTTAAGAAAGATTCGTCAATTCCAAATTGTGTTGAAAATCCTAAATAACTTCTTCGTACAATATCTCCTGAGGATTCTATAGGTGCTCCTCCAGCATTTACACCAAATGGTGGATTTGCAATAACTTCACCAGGGAAATAATATTTTGTCTTAAATTTAGGATACGGTGAAGGATAAGTGTCATAATCCAAATATTCTCTTTGAGTATATCCGTAAAATCCACATGGTAAAGCATCTATTGGTGCTTCTGGAGACATCTCAACCATGATATATCTTGAGATTAACGCGTATTCTCCATCAGATGAACCAATTTTTTTAGCTATAAAATTATTTGATAATGGGTCTAAATTACAATTTGTGAATTTTTCAATTACTACAGGATTTGAGTCAGTATCAAAGAAATTTCTAACTAACACATCAAATGACATATTGTTAAATGAAAGATTTGCAATTGACACTTTTATTTCAGTATTCGCAGAATCTCCATCAGAAATTGATATAAATTTAAATAAGTTATAAACTTTATTACCTCTTAATTCCGAAACCAAATATGGTGTTTCAGGTGATTGATATCTTTCTAAATTATACGCAATTGATGTTTGGTTTTGACTTCTAGCATCTGGTAATGCAATTAAATCACACGCTAATCCTCTTATATAACCTTGATTATATGCGTAATTTAATGAACCTTGATAAGCTTCCTCAACATAAATTGGGACTTCAAATCTTGATTTTCCAAAATTATCAACTCCTAAAACTTTTGTAATGTATTTTGACGATGACGCTAACATTGAAGTTTCGAATGAGAATACATCATTATCTTTGGTTACCCCTGATAATAAAAATGTTGAGAAAGGTGATTTTGAAATATCAGAATATTGTCCAGTACAAATCAATTGTAAATTATTTAGTGCTGAAGTTCCTCCATTATCATAATCTATTCCTACTTGATAAACCGGACCATGGTTAATACTTGAAGTTTGATTTGTGTAAAGTGAAATACCTCTTGAACGAATGGTTGCAACAACCATATTATTGAACTCACTATATGCCGTACCTGTGAATGTATATGAATTACCGGTTACTGTACCCGTGAATGTATTTGACGCACCTGTAATTAAACTAGAAACCGCATAATTAAATGAATATCCTGTATAACCTAATGTAGAATTATTATTTGCAAATTCAAAATTTGCATAATACCAACTGTCATTTGAACCTGCAGTTAAATCATTGTTATCAAAATTGTTTACACACCCATACGGATTTCTAATTGTTGTATATTGACCTGTTACCGAATTATAATCGGTTTGAGGTATTGCTCCATATATAATTGCAGTTGTTGCTGAAGTTGATGGTGAATTTACAATAGAATTTATGTAATTATTAAAATCAGTTTGCAATGTCGATATCGAACCATCTTGTAGTCTATATTGAGTATTTAAATTTGCCGACACAAAAGAAGGTAATGCGCCCCCAATAAACTCAACAGTATCATTTAATGAATTACCTGTAAAATTTGCCGTGAATGATGTTCCCGTAGATGGATTACCAATTGTTGTTGGGTCTACATTAGCAGTAACAGTAAGTGACCAAGATGGTCCTGCGTCATATCCCGATAATCCAAGAATTCTTGTTACAAATAATTGATTTGATTGTTGTAAATATGATTTAGCAATGTATGCTGCTTCATATTTTGGAATTTGGGTATTATAAAATTTGACAGGTTCTGTTCCTCCGAAATAGGCTTGGAACTCATCATAATTAGTTATAAATATCGGTTCAAAGGCCGGTCCTTTAATTGTTTCTCC